GGGGGGGTCCTTTACCTCAGCATTAAATATCAATGCTCCTTACCAAGAGTGCCCGATTACTTTCGGGCACGTGGCACGATCGCTGCACTCGATCGAACCGAACTCAAGTCAAGAAAGGTCTCTTCTTCCTTCTCATCCTTTGATGACCGACTTGAAATGAGTTGAGCCATCTTCTCTTCTAACTCACGCAGCCGTGAAAACTGGCTGCGATACTTGCCTGAGGAGACAGCTCGAGCTGTGTTGATTGAAGACACAATCGAATACCACCATGTGTTGATGACATCCATCTTTGGAACAGCGATGGTGAACGTGGCCGGACTCTCAACAACATGAATGTATGTTGTGATTCCAGTCATGAAGTTCGAATCAAAATACTCAGAGTCGAACGGTTCAAGAACACGGCCAGGACTGCGAGAAACATTCTCCACTTCACAGCCCGACGCAGCAATGACAGAAATTCGCCCGGGGATTCCAAAAGGAACAGTGTTGATACTGCGCACATTCATCACATAGCTACCAAGCTGTGTGAAGGTGTACGTCCAATAGGCATAATTACTGTCATGCGCCGCAGTTGACATCGTTATTCTTGCGCCACCTCCTGCCGTTATTTCATTGGAGTCAATCTCAGTAGGAACGACGTTGGCCACGAGGGCCAACACCGTGTTGAACAGAGTGACACCAGAAACAGCAGGTGCCGATGATTCTAGCATGGGACGACTGAGTCTCACATTGTATGAAACCCACAGCTCACCAACAGTGGAAGCAGACTGCATGCCCACTGTGGCAATAGAGGTAATTCCAGGAGTGTACATACGTGCATCACCCTCCAACTGACTCACATGAGTTGAAGGGGAAACATACAGTCTCCTGAGGACATTTCGGCGGCTATCGCACTCCACAGGGTGCAACAAATCAGTGCAGGGCGCTGCACTATTGGAATATTCAGCCGCTTCCATTGTCCTTTTGTCCACAAAATTATCATCGTACGCATCGTAGTCAGTAGCCATCACAACGGTTCCCAAACCGGTGTTAGTGCTTCCGACAGCCGTTGCGCTTGTTGACTTGTAAGTGAACACCAACCCCAAAAACTCATACTCCTCATAGTTGACGGCAATCTTGCTGAGGAAAGGAAATAGCTCAGCATTGCCAGGATTCAACAAGTATGAATTCTTATGAAACAGGGTGGTACTCGTCACATCAGTTATGAATTCCTCATGTGTGATGATGAGGTCTGATCCTTGACGAGATTTTTGAAAGGAGGCAGGTCTGCCATTTTGGGTTTGCAGAAAGGAGTTTGAACGAATCGCGTAATCTCCAAAACCGAGCAACCTTGAGAACCAGCTTGCGGCGTTACCTAACACCTTGCCAACTCCAGGCAGCCCTGTGGCATCACCTAATGCCGAACCAGCCATCCTTGCCATTTTATTCACAGTACCTTGGCTCTCAGTAGAGTCCATGAAAGGCGCAGCAACCTTTGCTGCGATGTCAGAAATAGAGTAGCCCCCCTTCCCTGACAATTTTTGTTCAACGACGACAGTCTTCTTCTTGTCTCGTTTATTCTTCTTCTCCTTCACCACCACCTCCACCTTCTTCCCATGTTGCTTATTAGTCGACATTTTGAAATACAGGCTCGGCCCACCAAACTTGAGCCATTACTATCTACAACCAGGTAAGACCTAAAGTGTCCTGGATATTTTACACGGATATGTTTGGTTGGGGATCTAGAAAACTAACTAACCGAATGACAGGGCAATACTAATACACTTTCACATGTTTCTTCTCACAGCTGGACTCCTTACACAACCTCAGTTGTGCTTTCCATCCACGGCGTCTCCTATTTCTATGTTAATTCCACCCAGTTTCAAACCTGGGGGCCTGCAGGCTACTACTATTGTACTTACTTTCCACTACTTGACTCTACGGCCTAATTCATGGTGATGTTCAGTACTACCCTTGCCACCTATCTACAAGCTTTATACATATTGACACACAAAAGTGTGTAGTGAAATTACTGGTGGGGGTTTCACAATTTTTCCCCACCACGTTGCTACAAAGAGCGCCCTCTTAAGGACGCATTAACACTGGCCCATCTGTGTCAATAAGACAAAGATGCTGAAATGCCACTCCAGGATGCCCACTAAATAATGAGCATTTGTTTAGATCCTCATCGAGGATTTCCTGGAGCCGATCTCCCCACCTATACTGATAATTAAAACAGTCTTGGGTGAGTTGATTGGGTGTTGTGTGTTGAGCCACCATCCTCCATGGTTCCTCTTTAACTAGAACAGCCTGCACACCTAGAGTCAAACTCAATATTCTATTGAAGTAAGAAACCAATGGAGGACTGCAAGTACAAAAGGGGAGGAGGGACAGTGCTGTTCCTCTGACAATTTGTTTATGCTGCGCCAAAGAAACTGGGGGATTAACCATGTATCCGATTTTGGAAGCGACCCGTCCTGCTTTAGGAACAAAAGCCCAACCTTCTGCACATGGCATCATACGCATTGAGCAAAACTGTAAGTCCCACGGTTTGCTTCTCCAAACAACATCAGTCTTCATTCCATAATCAGAGAAATGATTGACCCAGCCTGGCCGGGCATCCAATGTGGTGGAGACAGCATTATCATCTCCCAACGCAACTGTGACAACTCTGTCCATTATCTGAGGTACGGTTAAGCCGTAAATACGCGCAAACCCTCTAAGATGGATCAAAATGTTCATGATACTGTTCATTAGTGCCGTGGTAAAATCACCAGAAAATCTCATTGCCTTCCAAGCTCGAGTGAGCGAGTACTTGAGACCTCCTGTTGTCCTGCCAGAGCACCTTTTTGAGTTCATTTCCAATATTTGTCTGACAGCCCGAGGTGGATGGAACCGAAGCAGAAAGTCAATCTCCACATCAAAGTGCGGCTCACGCATGCTGACGTCCCAAGCAGAAACGTCATTTTCGAGATAACTTCTCATCTCATCTACACGCAGAAAGTTCGCAACTTCAACATTAGAAAAACCACTGGCAAACAGAATCACCTTTTGAGTTTTCATCCAAGCACACACATGCCTCTGAACAGCCATAATGAAAGGGCCGACCAGATATCCAACCTCAGAGGACATGCCTTGAATGAGTCGAGGCGCTTTTCTCAAGACTCCATAAGGTGATGTGTAAGGCAGAGTCTCCACCTTCACAAACGAACTACGAACAGTCCACTTTTTCACCTCTTTCATTGTGAGCCGAGAATTGCTAGTTATCCCATCCCGGCTCATACGAGCACAGGCCTGTTGATAGCCTCGACGAACCGATGGTGTACTACCACAGCTCTTGATGAAATCAGACCACTCACACGGCTCAACCTTCTCGAAGAGCCGTGGGAATATCACGTCAAAATTGGCGTTGCACCACAATCTGAACATGCCCAATTCCATCAACGTGATTGGAGGAGGGGGCTTCAGAATACGAGCTTGCACAGCTTGATACTGATTGTTCAGAGTGTTGCCGAACGCAATCGGTCGAAAATCATCATCACCAATTGCCACTTTGTAAAGTGTGTCCTTTCGGTCATAAATTTGCCTAAACCTACTTGGACTAACAATTCTTCCATTTAAAATGGGAGGCATGGCGATGTCACTGTCAACACAATCATACTGTGGTAAATCACGCCACGTTGACTCATTTTCTCTAACAGTGTCATTTCTTTTGCCTGGATAAGGAATTTTTCGCATCACCATCAATCCAATGGCCATTCCTGTCGAAACGACCAAAGAAGAAGCAAGACGAGGCACAAACAGTTTATCGCTCTGGTACAAAGCCTGCCAGCCCATAAGGCCTGGCATGGAGTTGGGATAAAGATCCTCATATCTCCATATTTGTTCAACTGCTGTGCCTGGGTAATCTTTGCAATCAATCACCAAAGCTCCATACAACAATGAAGCCCGGATGATCCACCTGTTCCACAACCAATGCACCATAAATCGAAATAAGAAGGTGCGCTTGGCAAAATGCTCCACCAGGGACAGTGTGAGGTGGAATGCAAAATTGAAGGGCGATCCAAACGCTATACCTTCATAAATGCCTAAGCCAATGCCAGCAAAAAGGGGTGAAACCGTTCG